CTCTTATGTCCTTCTTAAACATGGCAAATAACTCATAGGCTTGCTTTGCATCTTCAATGGTAGGGTAATAACCAATCGTAATTAATTTGTAATTAATGCAGATTTGACTTCTGTATTTGTCATACTTCTTAAAGTAACTAACACCTAGTACCCCTAGTTTGTTATCAACTTTAGGTGTTCTAGTCTGCACATGAGGGATGTATGCTTTACGGCTTTCTTCTTTAATTTCTTTTTGCTTTACCCTATGCAATTGTTTTAACAATAATATTTCTGATTTATACCAGTAATAATCTGCTTTTTCTTTGCGTTTCTTTGCATATGATTGTTGTGATTTAACGGTTGCTGATGTTGTTGAATCATCACCGCCTATTGCTATGTTCCAGCCTATGTTCATAGTAGGTCGTAATGATTGCTCTATATAAGCGCAATATTCTCTTGTGCTTGTTAGCAATACTGTCATTACTACATCATCATGTTTACGCATGGCGCAATAAACAACCGCTTTACCGCCCTTATTGCTTTTATATCTATGTTCCCACCATCTATATTTAGGGTGAACTGTGATGCCTATATAACCCTGTGTAGTTATATCTGTGTGTTCTGGTCTATGTATCCAATAGACATACGATTGCTTATGATTTGTTTCTTTCATTTACTGTAATACTACCATATTCTCCTATGCGTAATACTTCTTCTTTGCCATCATGCCACCAATAAAACTTTCCCTTTTGCTCTTGTCCTGTTTTATAACTATGACATTCAGGGCATAGAGATTGGAATAGGTTGTTATAAAAAGCATCTTTGCCCAATTGATTCCATGCAAACACATGATCAACATGAACTGCTTGTGTAACTCTACCTTTGTGTAAACATGATGCGCATAAAGTATTACGACTTAACTCTATCTTGCGCTTGGCTCTCCATTGAGGGCTTTGATACATACTGTTAAATTGTTTACGATCTTCAGTATCTATCTTTACTCCTCCATGCTCTGCGCAATAACTATTATATTTGGTGCGTTGTTCCTTGCAGTTAAGGTGACCGCATTTAGTATTACTTGGAACAGTAGGCATTAACGCAAGAAGGATAGTTTGTAGATAGTGCTATCAAGCAATGATGTAATAGTATCTACTTCATTCTGTATGTTTGAGCCTTCTGGCAATTGCTTACGATTCTCTTGCACATACTCACGCAATGCCTTTAGATACTCTAATGGTTCGCCTGTAACATTAGCAAACATACTAGGGTAACTACTAATAATCTCGCCTGTGCATCCTTGTATTGTTTCCGCTAGACCATCAGTAAGTTCTACAATCTCATCGTAATATTCGCCTAATGCAATATGACGAGCATACGATCCTTCGCCTTGCGCTGATAAGTGCATGAAATGAGTAATAGTTGCTGAATGTAATAGATTACCAATAAAGTCGCCTGTAATATTAGCCATTGTTTGTTCCTCTTTATATCCTGATGAGTAAGCGGCTTGCGCTACTTTTTGCGCTTGCACTCTAGTAGTAAAGGGTCCTTTCGATCCCCAATACCAGCCTTTGTCTGTATGTCTAATTGGCATATCTATTATCCGAGTTAAGCATTTTCATTGATTGTCGCCTTTGACACGCAAATTTGCAACCGCAATTTGGCTCAACCTTGTATTCGGGCAAATCACCCCATTTAGTCATGCCTTTTGCTAATACTTCTCTAATGATTTTGCATGGCTCATCAAGTAATAAACGCAATTTGCACCCTTTACACTTTAAAGAAAAAATGCCTCTTATGCCGTGTATCTCTGCCAATTGGCAATCTCTACATTCTGTTTGCATTTGTAATAAATAATTCTAATGTTGATACTTCGTTAGAAAATACTGCGTAATTGCCAGAATATGACACGCATCTAGTTTTTTTAATTTTGCTAATACCTTCTTGTAATGCTTCTGGTTTATCAATAGAAAACCATCCAGCAATACCTATAATACCTAAATTGCAATTTAAATCTAATGCATTTATTAATTGTGGCACTCGACTGTTTATTTGTCTGTAACTGTCAATGTCTATGCAATATTTAAATCGAGGAACTGCATCCATAATAGCCATCATTATTCCAGCCCCACTTGCTATTAATACCGAATCGCCTTGCCTGTCATAGTCTATTAAATCAAAACCAAAATACTTTGCTAATGCTATTTCGCCCATGAGTTAAGTTGATGCTCCGCTTCCTGTTTTGTCATGTGTTTGCCTATATGCTCAAATGAAGCCATATATCTGTTGCTTGATCTTGTTTTGTCTATTGTGTGCTTTCCTTTTGCGGTTCGTGCTGGTGCTCTAGTCATTTTCCAATTAGGGCTTTTTACTCGTTTTGCTATTTCTGCTGGATGTCCTGTGCCGCTAAATACTCGATACCCTAGTCCTCTCCACATTGATGAGCATTGTTCAAATAATGCGTTGCCTATTCCTACTCCTTGAAAATCTGGCAAGCATACTGTTCGATGCCCTCGTCTTGCTTTGCCGTATGCCAACTTACCAAAAAATGGCAACCATGCATCAAAGGCTACTAATTGTCCTTCTACAAATGCGCCAAAACAGACCGCAGTAGGATTTAAATTGGCAGTTAAATAGTGATGCTTGGAGAAGATTTTCCAGCAACTAGATGGGACACGGCAGATTTGAAGTTGGATTGGTGGTCTATGCCGAAGTAACCTCCATGAAAATTTACCTGTTGCTGGCTCATATACCCAATCAGGATCTAGCCATTCTTCAATATCGTAATGACAACTGACTGCAATAAACTTTCCATTGCGTTTTCTGACTGTTTTTTGAATTGCAGTTGATCCTATTTTTGCTACTGTTCTATCAATTACGGATGTAAATTCATCAATAACTGCCATATCAGGGTTTTCAGCAAGTGTTCTAGCAATATTGGCTCTAAATTGCTCACCATTACTTAATACCCAAAAAGGTCTAAGCCATGATGGCGGTGAACTAAAGCCTACTGACGATAAAAGCAATGTAATGTCTTTGACACTCATTTCTAACGGAAAACAATCAATCAATGCTTTGCGTTCATCCCATTTATAGCCTTGTATGTACGCATCGCCAAACATTTCTTTTGCAATAGTTGATTTTCCGCATCCAGAGGGTCCTACTATTAACCCTACATTCCATTCTTTTTCATGCAACGGCAAAGTAACATTCCATTCCAACTTACTATTTTCAGTTGGCGGCACATCAAACATTCCTTCTAACTGCAATACTCTGCCTGATCTGATTATTTCGCTTGATCTTTCAATGTGTGCTTTTAACGCATCAACGATTTGCATTTTAATCCTTCAGTTGTTAAGCGTTCTAATAGTGTGCGTTGTTCATACTCACTAATACATTCAACAATAATTTCGTATGATTCGCCCATATTTACATCATCATGTGCGCCTATTTCATCTTCTGCGTTTTGCAAAAATCGTTCAAGTTCTTTATCTGTAAAACCAATTAAATCTAAATCTATATCGCTTACCGCTAATCCTTGTACCTCTAGCGCAAGCATTTGTTCATCCCATCCAGCATTAAGAGCAATGCGATTGTCTGCCAATATGTATGCCTTTGTTTGCACTTCTGTCATGTCTGAGCAGTCAATATAAGGAATTGATTTAAGCCCTAGTTTTTTTGCCGCTAATACTCTGCCATGACCAGCAATAATCATATTGTCTTTGCCAACTAATACTGGTGAACGAAATCCAAATTCTTTAATACTTGATGCAATCTGATCAATCTGTGCATCTGAATGTGTTCTGGCATTGTTTACATATGGAATCAATTTTTCGATAGCAATATCAGACATTTTCAACCTTTGGCAGTTTGTTTTCATAGAATGTGTAAAGCCAAACGCTTTTACGCATCTTTTTTACGGAGTTTTCAATTTGAGTTCTGGAAGCATATCGCTGGCGCATTAAATAACACAATGCCATGCTGATTTCGTTACTCTTTAGATCATTTGCTTGCTCTTTGATTTGCGCAAGCGTAAGTGATGTTTGGTGCGTTTTAAATATTGCTTTTACTTTAGCAACTGCATTTACATTACGACTGACTTTTTGTTCCATAAAAACCCCCATGTATTAGATGGGGGTTAGTATGGAGTATTACTTTGTAATAGTCAAATGGTTAGTAATAATTCTACTGCTTGATTTTTTATTCTTTCGCCATTGCCAAACCATGTGCTATCAAGACGAGAATCGGTGGTTCTGCTAGGTGCATGATGATCATAATACTCAGTTACGGCATTGAGCATCCCCCATTTTGTATAGCCTACCAATCCCGAACCCTTTGCGCCACCCTCAAATAATTCCAAAATTCGCTTATAAGCACGATTATCTTCAATATTTGATTCCTCATGCTTAACTTGAGAAATTGGAGCAATTAAAGAAGTAATAAAAGCATTGGCTTGTTTTACATTCATTTTCTTAGATTGGAGCAATTTAGCCATTTCCATAAATGAGCCAAAACTCTCAACTGCCGTGCCCAATTTCAATTTCATCTTTTCGTGATCAAACTTAGTTGAATGTGGCAACGATACGCAATGATCGCCATTTTGCGTTGCGGCAGTCAAAGTATTATTGCAAACAACTCTAATAGTCGTGAATCGTGCAGTAGTGGCAAGCGTTCTGTCTGCGCTTGTGGAAAGCAGTAAGAAACCGCCTATGCCGTCATTTGGGCATACTTCGGCATACTTGCCTGTTTCTGCTAATGCCCACATTCTTTTGCCCCCACGAAGCGTTCCAGCCGTGTGTATTTTAAATCCCGATTCCTCGACTAAATCACGGAAAAATTCTAATACTTCTGCTGGCTGAACTGGTTTATAGCGATCTGAAACAACTGACATTGGCATATAGTTATCAGAACGATAAAGAACATTCTGACCGCTATATACGCAATCATTACCAACTAAGTCATTTACTTCAAACTTAACAGGGCTGGATTCAATAGTCCAATCCAAACCTGCGGCTTTTTGCCATTGCTCGATGCTTGCGCCTTCTTGCAACTCTTGACCTAACCCATGCCATGGGGTTTCCCCCACGAATGCCATTTCGTTAAATCCGTCTGCTCTTTGTGTGATTTCGTGTGCCATGATTTTATTTCCTTTTCGTTTAGATATTAAAAACAATGAATAAAGATAAAACTACTGCTACTACTACAACTGCTAACCATTCAACGCACATTGGAATATTTGCGTTATCAAAAGGAAATTTCATACTAAATCCTCCTCTTTTAAAGATTTGTAATACATATCATTCAACATTTGCTCAATCAAGCACAACTGCTCGCAATTGTGCAAAGTATTCCAATCTTGCTTATTGCCATCCATTTTGGATTCTTCAATAGACAATTTTTCATCAACTAATTCAAGCAATGTAAGTAATTGGATTGGGTTAAATTTCATGTTTAGTTCCTTTTCGTTTGGTTTGACTAATACCCCTTTCGGGGTTTCGGCTATTAAAGCCTCATCAGTTAGTCTTTAATTTGCACTCTATGACTTTCGTAATCAGAAACAATTCGGCACAATTTAAATAAAGTAACTTGACTTGCATAATTGCCTTTTGGGGTATATGCGGTTGCATGACCACTATTCCATTGATGCAATTCATGACCGCTAGATAATTTATAAGTTGTGCAAATATCTGTACCGTAATTGCAAACTTCTCTATTCATTACTTTCATTTGATTTCCTTTTCGTTTATTGGATGCTACCTAAGTATTATAACGAAGTATTATATTGATAAGCAATACTTTTGTTGCAAAAAAGAGGAAGCCTAACTTATTGAATTTAAAGGGCTTTTTTATAGAAAATGCTTAAATTTTAAGCAATTGGGTGGGGTGATGCCACGAAAAGGTCTGCATTTTGCGCAGAAACAGTTTTAAGTCTTGCTTAGGACTGCACCACCCCATAGACGGTTGGGTTACTCATGCCTTTACTTTTGTAATCTGGTTGCCATTTCTGGCAGATGTAATAGTAGTTACATCAAAACAAAATGCACTTTCACCCTTTAATTCATTCTGCCACTAAAACGGAATATCCTCATCAATATTTTCAACAGTTGATGCTGGCAATAACTTAGCGCTATGCGGTGGACTATCGTTGCTTTCGCCTTTTGCCCCAAGCATTTGCATTTTGTCGGCAATAATTTTTGTTGAGTATCGATCTTGACCGCTTGTTTTGTCTTGATACTTTTCAGTTCTTAAACTGCCTGACACATAAACTTGGCTACCTTTATGCAGATATTTGCCGCAGATTTCCCCAAGTTTTCCAAAAGCGGTAATGTTTACCCATTCTGCGCCCTCTTTTTCTTTTGTTTTCCATCCGCAAGCAATACTAAAGTTTGCGACTGCATCACCACTAGCAGTAAAACGCAATTCAACTTCTTTGCCTAATCTGCCAATTCCTTGCCATTGATTTAAGTCATTACTCATTTTTCACTTTCTCCGCTTAGATTAAAAATAACTGCCTCTACTTCTTCAAGAAACAATAATACTTCTTGCTCCATATTTGCTATGTATTCATCATCTCTATCAACTCGAATACAAAAGAACCGCAAATTCCGTTTTGTAACTCTTGGATCGTAACTAACAAAATCGCACCATTGCTTGCCTGTTACCCACATCTGCATTTGCATTTGTCCGTAATACTGTGATGGCGCAGTACCGCTTTGTAGTGTTTGTAGATGTGTTTTTGTATTAGGGCATTTGATTTCAATTAATCCATGCTCATCTATTAATCCATCAGGGCTTGCTCCCACCCATGCAATAGTCGGATGCTTAATAAACCCTGTCTGCGTTACAAAATTGCCATGTCGCACCTCATATTCAATCCGAGCATCGGGTTCTGTTTGTGTTCCCCATTCCATTGCCGCATTTTTATATGATTCTTGAACTATGCCTGTCATGCGTTGCGTTACAAGTTCCCACCGATAATCTTCCCTTGTCTTTGCCTCGCCTGTTTTAACTTTAGCCAATACATCTTTAATGCGGCTTGCAGTTACATGACCCAATCGTTCCATTAGCCATTCTTGCGTTCCTTGATTATCTTCAAGTGATACTAAACCTGCAAAGGGAATAGGCTCGACTGCTTGATACATTGATTTAATAATTGATTCTCGATCTTCTGTTGTAAATGTTGTCATTTCTTGTCCTTTTTTGCATATCTAGGAATATTAATTTGTTGGAAACAAGCGGTACATTTCCATCGATTAATCTTGCCAGCCTTAATCATCTTGCCGTAATCTGCTGGTCGCATGACTTGGCAACTGGTGCAGTACCGTTTTTCGGTCATTTAAATTTTCTTTCATTAATGGCATTTGAGTTGCGAAAGCGTTTCCATTTTTCTTGATAATTCTTATCCTCTGATGGTGGAATAAAGCCCCATCGCTTTAATGTTTCAAGCACATTAGTCTTGGAAGAAGCAACATATTTGTAATTAATATTTAATAAATTAGGTATTTTCATGCGTATTTCTCCAATAATGATTTGCGTTGTTTAACTTCATCATTAATCATTTTCTTTAATTCAAGGCTATTTCCGCAAGCCGTTATTGCATCTTGCCATAATACTTTTAGTTCATTCAAATTTTCTGCGCCACGAATGTTGTCAATATAAGACTGCATAGATTCAATTTTTACTTCTTGATCCTCTACGCTTTCAGTTGGCAAATCTTCACCGCTAAAGATGTATAGCCCGATACCAAAACACGCAATGCACTTAGCAAGACAACGCATCATCGCTTTGTTAATGTCGGTAGTATTAGGATTCACAATTGCTTTGTTGCGCAAATCCATTACAGGCAAATGCATCTTCATAGTTTTTCCAAATGCCGTTACATCGCAATAAACCATGACTGTATCGCCATAATACTTTGGCTCTGGAAATTCCCAAGTTGCGTTTGGATCGTTTTGCAAAAGCACATCAACTGCCCATGACCATGATAAATATGACAGTCCGTTTTTCTTTTCTATGTGTTCGCCTACATCAAGTTTGCGCAAATCATTAAATGTTTTCATGTCTTTTCCTTTTTAATCGTGTAATAAACCTTTGTTGTACTGATCAATAGCACAAGATTCGGCATACTTTTCCATGTATTCATGGCTCATGTAATACAACTTCATGCCTAATTTATGCCACTCGCCATTAGCAACAAAATCACGGATGGTTATTTGATCTTCTGCTGATGCTTCGGCAATTGCTTCGCCCATATGACTAACATCAGTTGGATCATATTCAGTCGTGTTGAGCAATTCTGTTATGCGCCCACATATAGCCGCATCCATATCGTCTGGTTCTTCTGGCTCATAATAGGCATCGTGTCTATTCATTCCCATGTAATTCTCCTTTTTCGTGTTAAGGTTTGTACTGCTAGAAGTATTATAAACATAAAACAAGTATGACAACATTAATTTTAGCCTTGCCATTTCCTCCAAGCGTAAATACTTATTGGGGTTTTCATGGTCATAGACGATTTTTAACTAAGAAAGCCTTACAGTTCAAGGCGGAGGTGTCTGCCGTTATATTGGCTACCAATACAAAATCATATGGTGATGATCTATTGGCAATGAATATAGTCTGGTTTCCGCCAGATAAGCGCATCAGAGATATTGATAATCCTATAAAGCCATTGCTCGATTCACTTGTTCAAGCCAATGTTATGAATGACGATTCCCAAATTCGACAACTTTTTTTGCAATTTGGTGATGTTTGTAAAGGCGGCAAGGCATTGGTAACCATTACTAATATTTTGTAATAACTTCTTTTCATTCCTGTAATACTGCTCTACAATTTTGATTGTTGGGCTAGGTTTGAATCCGAAAGTCATCTAGTCAATGATTGCCCAACACTTTCTTTTTGACTGCCTTGACTGAGGAATTTATGCACTATTTTTATTTTCAAATAAAAGAATGGGTAAGTAATACTGCTCACTTATCGCTTGAAGAAGAATCAATTTATCTGCGCTTGATTTTGTATTACTACGATTCCGAACAAGCAATTCCTTTAAAGCCTGATCTTATATTCCGCAAGTTGCGTATTGCAAATAAAGAAATTGGAATGTTAATTCTTGATGAATTTTTTACTGCAACAGATGATGGATACATACATGATCGATGCGATAAAGAAATTGAACACTATCAAGCAAGAATTGAACAAGGTCGCATAAATGCGCAAAAGCGTTGGAACAAGAAACCTATGGGTAACCCATTGGATACCCAATGCAATGATGATGCCAACCCAATGCTAATTAATAATAAAGAATTAATAATAAATAATAAACATATAAAGGCTTCGCCTATTGCTCCTAAAGTCGCAATTCCTATTGGTGTTGATGAATCTTTATGGCATGACTTCTTAACGCTTAGACGAGCAAAGAAATTGCCTATAACTGCAACTGCGCTTAAAGGAATAGTGAACGAATCAGTAAAAGCAAATAAATCTTTATCAGAAGTATTACAAATATGTTGTGAAAGAGGATGGGGCGGTTTCAAAGCATCATGGGAATTAGAGCCAAAAGCCACCAAATCGACTCAGGAATGGCGAACCAATGATAGTTTGATGATGGCTAAAG